CAGCCGCAGGCAAAAACATATACCGTAAAATCGGGTGACTGCCTGTGGAACATTGCAAAGAAGCAGCTGGGGGATGGGAGCCGGTGGAAGGAGATTCATGATTTAAACCGGGATAAGATTAGCAACCCCAACTTAATCCACCCTGGCCTGGTGCTGGTGATGCCATAAGGAGTTAAGATAATGAATGTGCATGTATATATACAAAACGGGCAGACCGTCTATGAACCGGCAGTGAAAGGGAACATAACCTGGGAGACCCAACGCAAGGGGCAGCCGGGAAAATGCTCCTTCTCCATCCTATCAGATGGAAAATTAAAAATCGAAGAGGGGAACGCCGTCCGGTTGGACGTGAACGGGAAACCGGTATTCTTCGGATTCATCTTTGAGCGGAGCTGGAGCAGAGATGGAGAAGTCAAGGTTACGGCCTATGACCAGCTCCGGTACCTTAAGAACAAGGACAGCTACAATTATGAGAATAAGACAGCAGGTGAGGTCATCCAGATGATTGCCGGGGACTTCAATCTGCAGACAGGTACACTGGAGGATACCGGCTACCCGATACCTTCCCGGAATGAACCGGATACGGCATTGTTTGATATTATCCTGAATGCCCTGGACCTGACCATGATGGCAACAGGGAAGATGTTCGTGCTGTATGACGATGTCGGGAAACTTACTCTCAGGAACGTAGAGGATATGAAGCTCAATGTGATGATTGATGACGAGACGGCCCAGGACTATGACTTCACGGTGAGTATTGATAAGGATACCTACAACCAAATCAAGCTTTTCCGCGATAACGATGATACAAAGAAGCGTGATGTATTTATGACCAAACACACGGAGAATATCAACAAGTGGGGGGTCCTGCAGATGAGCGAGTCCCTGGACAAGGGGGTGGACGGCCAGAAGGTAGCGGAGACGTATCTGGGCCTGTACAACCGTCCATCCAAAAGCTTATCTATCAAGAAAGCATTTGGGGATATCAAGGTACGGGCCGGATGCCTAATACCTGTGTTCCTGGATGTGAAGGACATGCAGCTTAGAAACTATCTGCTGGTGGAAGCCGTCACACATTCGATTGATAAGGGGGTTCATACCATGGACCTAACATTGAAAGGAGCTGGAATAAGTGGATAGTGATTGGATTGAAAACTTAAGGAACATTTCACAGCAGGCAGAGGAGGCGGCAAAACCGTGCAGCGTACTCACAGGGACTGTGACAGGGACGTCTCCGGTGGCAGTGCAGATAGACCAGAAGATAACCGCCACAGCCGGCCAGCTGCTCATACCGCGGTACCTGACGGACCATGTGGAACAGATGTCAATTCCGGGAGTGGGTGATGTCGCGGTCACGGTGAAGAATGCCCTGAAAGGCGGGGAGGCGGTTATATTGGTACAGAAACGAGGGGCGCAGCAGTATCTTGTGGTGGACCGGTATTGATAAGGAGGTGTTTGAGATGCTGCCGAAGACGGGAGATATCCTGGAATCTGATTTTGAGGTTCATCAGATTCCTTCAAAGGCGTTCCAGATGCATGAGGACACATTGGCCGGCTATGTGGATGGGAAGGATGCGGTTAGACAGGCCATATATTGTATCCTTAACACAGAGAGGTATGATTGGCTCATATATGACTGGAATTATGGAGTGGAATTGAAGGACCTATTTGGAAAACCCATGGAGCTGGTCAAATCAAAGATAAAGAAGCGTATAAAGGAGGCATTGATGCAGGATGACCGGATACAAGGCGTCGAGGCATTTTCCTTTGAAGGGTCCGGCCGGAAACTTTCCGTGACGTTTACGGTCCATACCCAGTACGGGGATATTGGTGCAACCAGGGAGGTGAATGTGTAGTGTATGAAGATACCACATATGAGGTCATCCTTGACAGGATGCTCCAGAGGGTAAAGGATCTCAGCCCGGGAATGGATACAAGGCAGAGTTCCCCCATATATACGGCCCTTGCGCCTGCCGCGGTTGAACTGCAGAAAGCATACATAGGGATTGACTGGACCTTGGACCAGATGTTCGCCGGTACAGCAACCCGTGAGTATCTAATCAGACGTTGTGCAGAATGGGATATAACCCCGCATCCGGCGACCAAGGCTGTTTTGAAAGGTGAATTTAACATTGATATAGAGATAGGTTCCCGGTTCTCCCTGGGGACCTTAAATTATGTCGCCATAGACCGTATGGAGGAAGGTTCTTACCGCATGGAATGCGAGACAGCAGGCGCTGCCGGGAGCAGGGAACTGGGAACCTTGGTCCCCATTGATTACATCCAGGGGCTCACAAAGGCAGAACTGACGGGAATTATCGTGGACGGGAGCGATGAGGAACCCACGGAAGCTCTGCTGGAGCGGTATCTGACAAAGGTCCAGAAACCTTCTACCAGTGGCAACCGGTATGATTATTATAACTGGGCCATGGAGTGTGAGGGCGTAGGCGCGGCCAAAGTCTTTCCACTGGCCAACGGACCGGGGACAGTCAAGGTCATTATAG